GTTAAGAAAGGAAGTAAGTGCTATGAAGAAAATTGATATGGGTTGCTACTACTTTTCCGACAAAGGTCTGGTTCGTACAGTCGCTAGAGCAACCGATGTGGAAACGAGTAAGTCAATGATTATGTTCGTCAACATCGAGTCTGGTGGATGTGCAAGTCAGCCTCTTTTACTTTCTGAGGAGAAGTTTGCGGCGACTTACATCAAGTAAGTCGTATATGGGAGTTTAGCTCAGCTGGTACGAGCGCTTGCCTTACAAGCAAGAGGTCACAGGTTCGAGCCCTGTAATTCCCACCAAAGGGTTCCGGTATCCAAGGTGACACCTTGGTTAAATCCTCCCAGATAGCCGGCGGCTGAAATGTCGATAGTTAGGGGTCTGGAATTTTACATAAATGGCGACTTGCCGCCTGCTTTATGGTTCGTCAGACTTAAATAAGGAAACGCAAGACTTTACCTAATAAACTATATAAAGACGCTATCCAGCGATTTTTTCTAAAAGTCTTGGATATTATATTTAACAAAAGGATTTGTGAAGAATCTTTATACTGCCGTTGGCTAGTTTTTCTGGGGTAAGAGAGAGTTAATCGACAGAAGAACGAATATAAATTGATTAAAGCTCTTTAGCGTCTTGTCTAATTTAGCGGTGTTGCGAAGCGGTTAACGCGCATGGCTTTGACCCATGTATTCGAAGGTTCGAACCCTTCCACCGCTGCCACGTAGGAGGAAATATGTATATTTGTCCAACCTGTAAGAGAGGATTCGAGAGTGAAGACTCTATCAGAAAGCATTTTTTGAATTGTTGGAAGGAGCAACATCCTTACCATCAATCCACTCCTGCCCCGCACACTGAAGATATTGTTACCAGAGAAGCTGATGACAATGTGCTTAGCTTTTTCGAGAATATGAGGAAGCCAAAATGATTGAAAATGTCTTGATTAAAACACATCTGATTGTTACAGATGTTCACGAAGAATATTCAATCAAGTGGTGCGGGAAAATCATTGATACAAACCCTGTTCTTAAAGATGGTAAACCTGTCTTTGTTGTCATTGGGCGCGATAGTCGAGTTGAGCTTAATACCATTGATATGAAGCAAATCGAGAATTGCGCGAAACGGTTAACGCGACCGAAAGGTCGTGCCGCGGTTACTACTGACCAAGCCTTCATCTATATCAAAGAAGTAGATGGAAAAGAGACTTGTATTGGTATTGTAACTCATAAGCACATTAAGAAGTACGCTCCAATGTATGACCAGGTAGGTTATAGATAACGATGTAACATAAATAGTGTGCTTGGTGCTACGCCAAGAAGTGATGGGT